AGATTTTGCTGAGAATAATTTAACTAACTCTTTCTCAAACCTTCGTTTTGTCATTTTTTGATGTTCCATTTTATATATTTACCTCTATTTATTTATACTATTTTCTTTTAATTCTAAATAGCAAAAGAATAAAAAAAAAATAAACTAATTTTCCCAACGCTTTTTTAAATCTTCAAATTGCCTTGAATAAATCCCCGATTGTTCTATAATTGCCTCTTTTAAAACTTTAAAGTCTTCTTTACTTATACTTAAACCTTCTTGCTCATTTATTCTACTTATAAAAGCCCTTGGTATCCAACGCTCTAAAAAGATATAACTCAAACCGATGTCCTGGCTTAAATCCATACCACCACCATTTAAGACAATAAAATATTTTTCTGTTTCTGTATTAAACATTACAGAACAATTAGTATTTAAAGCAACCTTTAAAATATCTTCATCTTTTGGTTCAGTTTCTAAAAGATGTCCATAATTCATCATAGGGTCATAATTCTCCAAATTCTCTTCCCAATAACCTACAAGTTCGCCTTTTTCTAAAACATCTAATCGTTCAGCAACCTCTTTAAAATCTTTATTTTCTTTGTCTTCTAAAACAGTTCTTAAAACTCTTTGCGTTTCATTCTCCCATTTATCAAAGTTTTGTTTAAATTCTTCTTCCCAATCTATCCTCATTTTAAACCTCCTTTCAAAATCTTTTTTAAAGTCTTAATTTCTTCTTTCTTTGTTTCAATATCCCAATTTCTCATAATATTACAAATATACTCTTCATCAAACCAACTCCTTATATATTCCCAAAACTCTTTATCATTTAATTTTTCTATTAAGTTATTAAATTCTTCTTCTGTTTCTTTCTTTTCTATATGAAATCTTGGTGACATATTATAGTCATTCTCTTTATTTATTTCGCTTGAATTAATAATTTTTGTTTTCATTTTAAACCCCCTTTCAATTTATTTAAATTATCTTTAAAACTTATTAAATTTTCGTAATACATCATAAAATTTAAAACATCTTCATATTTAATATTGTTATTTATAGCATAATTTATAAATTTCTCTTTATCTTGTGCAATTATTTCTTTATTATTATAATTTATTTTTGTTATCATTTTAACTCCTTTAAACTAAAAAACTCTTTTTCATTAAAAATAATGCTATCTAAAACTTTTAAATCTAAAATATCCCCAATCTCTTTTAATTTTCTATAAATCTCTTTATCATCATAAGAAGGCGTTAAATCATTCGTTGGGTGATTATGTGCAATTATTAAACTATTAGAATTCTTTATAAGGGCTTTCCTAAATAAAGTCTTTGGGTCTATTAAACAAGCATTTAAACCACCTTTAAATATAATCTCTGAATAAATTAATTCATTCTTTGTGTTTAAACATAAAATTAAAAAGTTTTCTTGTGTATAATCTATATTAATCTTTTGAATACTTTTAAAGACTTCTGTCGGATTATTAAACCCCTTAGTTTCATTTAATATTAAAATTTGCTTCATTTTAAAACCTCGTAGTATTTCTCATTTATTTTTAAATCAATAGAATATTTGCTTAAATACTTTAAATTGTCTGTTGTAGGTATTAAAAACCTTAATAAATCAAAATTTGGTATAGTCTGCCCATTAAATTTAAAACTTATTGTATAACCTAAATTAATAACTTCTTTAAGTTTATCTTGTAATTCTTCAATTTTAAACCCTTTATTTCCTTTTTCCGTTGTTTTTTCTTCCATTTTTATCCTTTATTTATTTCTTTATTTTGTATTATTATCTATTTCTCTCTTTACTTTACTTTACCACTTTTTAACACTTATTTTATAAGTATTTTATATTTAGAAAACCACCCTTAAAATTAAAAGGCAGTTTTCTTAAATTATACTTATGTTATTATTACTTAAATTTCTTTACTTCCCTTTCTAACTTCCTTATATCATTGATTATTTTACAATTCTCAATAATACTTTTAAAAGAAATAATAGGTATCTTATTTAATTTATCCTCTTTTATTTCTTTATTGGGAGGCACTTTGGCACTAATTCTTTCTTTTATGAATAAATCATTCGTATAATTAGGTTTATTTAATGTCATTTTGTTTTATTTTAATGCCTTAAAACTCTTTATTATTCTATTGTTTATTTCTATAAGTTTCTCATTATAGGTTATTTCTATAAATAAGTTCTTATTCTCTTTCATTAGTTCTTTTATTTTGTTATCTATCTCTTTCGTCATTTTAAAAAGTTAAAAGCCACCACGCAATACGAAAATGTTTTCTTAACCAAACCCTCGTTACTTTCATCTCTTTTAATTTACTAACTAATTCTTTTACTTCTGGGAGATTGTTAAACTTTTCTACATCTAAATTTCCATTCTCCTTTGTAATCCCCTTTACATCTAAGTCTTGCAGATTTACTAAGAGTCTTTGAACCTTTTGTTTATTTATTTCTTTATTCATTTTATATATGTATCCATTATCTTATTATAATATTCTTTATGATAGTATCTTTTCTCTGCATCATTTAGTTCTTGTTCTATCTTAGTGAAAGGATAGTATTTTATTCTTATATTAAGTATTCCTTTTATAATCGTGTAATATCTTTTAATCATTTGATTATTATATAATTATATATTTGTATATTTATTTATTTATTTATTATTTGATTGTATTTATTCTATTATAAGATATAAAATATAGTATTGTTTATAAATGATTATATAATCTATTATATATTATATTATATCTTATATACTTATAAAGGAATACATTAGAGAGTAGTGATTAGTTACTGATTAGTAGTGAATTCACGAGAGAGTGATGATAGGATACTAATAGTGGCAACTACCACCTAAATTCACGAAATTTCAAATTAGACTATGTATTTTATCTATATAAAATTTTATAAAAATATTTATAAAGAACTAAATCTTGATAAAAGTGGGGGGAATAAAATTAAATAAACTTAAAAAATCAAATTAAATAAAATCAAATGAAATCAAATAAGTATGTAATAGAAGAAATCAAATTAGCTAGACTATTACTTAAAGGATATATTCTGGAAAAACGAGTGAGTAAACTACCTACGTCTGGGGCGATTTATGTATCAAAGAAATTAATTGGAAAGAAATTCAAAGTAATTTTACTTCCAGTTGAAGAAGAGTACAATAGAGAATTAAAAATTTAAAATTAAAAATAAATATGAAAGATCTAAACACAATCTGGATAGAAGGAAAATTAGCAGAAAAAGGCTATCTCTCTGAAAGATATAATAAGAAAGAAAATAAGCTAGAAACAACTATAACAGACAAAGGAGAAAAAGAGGCAAAAAAGATGCTAAAGAACCCTAAATGGCAATTAATTGCAAAAGCCATAAACTCTGGGGCGAATGATTCCCAATTAAATAATTTAATGAAAAAATTGTTTGATGAGAACTAAAATAGAAATAATTGGGGATATGAATTATGTAGATTTCTTAGTTAGATGTAAATTAGATTTCAAATTTTTTTGCGAGCAAATGCTTGGAATAACAGACTACGGGGGAATACATCCATATCAATTAAATTGGTTTCACTTAATTCAAAACAATGATAGAGTCTTAATTAGAGCTCCATCAGGATTCTCTAAGACTACAATTACGGGAGTAGCATATCCACTCTGGGTTATTTGGAATTATACAAACAAAAAAATTCTTTTAGTTTCAAAAACAATAGCTCAATCTAAAGATGCTCTTTTAATGCAAATTAGATATTACATTGAAGATAACGAGATCTTAAGAACATTAATTCCTAAGGATAAAGATAAGACCTGGAGCCAGACTCAACTTGTTACTTCAAATAAAAATTCAATAATAAATAGACCTTACTCTGAGAACATAAAAGGATACAGGGGGGATATAATTGTTTTAGATGAAGCTGCTAGTTATGATGATACAGATATTTACTTTGACTACGTTGTTCCTAGATTAAATCCTGGTGGTAAAATTATTCTAATTTCCACACCAGAGGGGGTTACAGACTTGATGGGAGTAATTGAAGTAAGAAGTAAAGGAAAGTATGTAATTCAAAATTGTCCTGCAATAGTTATGGGTTCTGATGGGAATCCAGTTAGTATTTGGACTGAAAGGTTCTCTTATGAAGACTTAATGAAAAAGAAATTAGAAATTGGTGAAGAATTTTTTGAAAAAAACTATATGTGTAATCCTCAAGCAGAATCAGAGCATGCCTTTTTCTCAAAAAAAGCAATCATTTCCTGCTTTGATTACGAGAGAACTTTCTCTACAGAGATAGAGGGAAAGTCTTATCTTGGATGTGACTTTGCAATTTCAAAGGGACCTAATGCAGATTTTGATGCTTATGCAACTATTGATAAAATAGATGGATTTTATATAATTAAAAAAATAGAAATTTATAAGGGTTTACTTTCTCCTGGAAAAAAAAGGCGAATTAATGAATTAAATGAAATATATCATCCAATTAGAATTCGAGTAGATAAAACAAATTTAGGTTCTGTAATGGTGACTGAATTAAGATCAGATGCTCTTCCAATAACTGAGCAAGAATTTCATCCCAAAGAAAGAACAGATCTTTTAAATACTTTAAGAAATATAATTGATTCAAAAAAGCTAATAATCCCTAGAAGTAAAGATGATACTCAAGCAATTCGTTTAACAAATATGTTATATGATCAATTAATGGGATTTAAAGAATCTAAAAATCAAAAAACTGGGAATACAAATATAATCTCTACAGCAATTCATGATGATATAGTTATGGCTATTGCAATGGCTGTGAAAGAAGCAGTTTTGCAGAGATCTGCACGTTTTTGGTAGAAAAAACATTTTATAGAAACATTTAAATAGGAGTAAAGCATTATAAAAGAATGGAAATTGATGCAGAAAAAATTTTAGAAGATGTAAAAAATGAAAAACCTATTTTTAAAAAGCAATCTTTAAATGTTAAAATTAATCGTGGGCATGTAAATAAGTTAAAAGAAATAGAAAACTCTGAGAGGAAAAAAAAGGAATTAGAAAAGAAAAAACAGGAAATAAGTGAAAAAAATAGTAAAAAAGTGAAAAAAATAAGAAAAAAAAGTGATATAATTAAAAAAATAAAAAAAGGGATAGATTACAAAATTTTAAAAGATATATTCATCTATGGAGTCTTCTTTGGGATTCTTTTAAACTTTTCTTTGTTTTGTATATTTAAAATTAAATTTACTTGGTTCTCTTGGCTTGGTTGGGGATTAGGGCTTTGGATTTTTGAAAATAAAATCATTCCAATGATTAAAGGAATCTTTAAGAAATAATGGGAATATTATCAAATTTACTCCAGGAAGAAAAGATAATTCCAAAAGAATTATCTAGTACTAAGAACTTAATTTATTCAAAACAAGATAAATTAGAACCTAGACCTCTTTCTCTTAGTGTTCGCCCTACACTTCCAGAAGATATGGAAGAATTAGAATATGCTTATAGGAAAGACCCTATTTGTTTTAATGCCATAAATAAAACAGTTCAAATAATTATGGCTGCAGGTTATGAATTCAATGGAAAAGGAAAAAGAAAGTATGAGGAATTTTTTGATGATATTGGGAATGTTGGGGAAGAGACAACATTTGAAGAATTATTGGAAGGAATTTATTTAAATCAATTAGTTTATGGAAATGCTTATGTTGAATTAGTTTTTGATAAAAAGACTGATAGCACAATTTTAGACTTACTTTTAATTGATCCAAAAAGAATTGATTATGCTAAAGATAGTAGTGATAATATTGTTTTAGTAAATGGAAGACCAATAGGTTATGTTTATAAGTTGGCTTCAGGATATTATGCTGAAGGAGATTTAAAACCTGAAGAAGTTACTGTAAAAGAAAATCAAATTTTTATTAGTGCAAAAAAGATTTGCCATTTTAAGTTACATACAATTGGGGATAGATATTATGGTATTGGATTAATTGAACCAGGATATAGATCAATTTTAAGGAAAATGAAAATAGAAGAAGCAAATACTAATTCTATTTATGATCGTGGAACTTATCCGGTAATTGTTTCTGTAGGTGATGAAATTCATGAACCAGTGCCAGCAGATGTAGAAAGGGCTACAGAAGTAGTTTCTAAAATGAAATTTAATAGATATGTTGGATTACCTTATTGGATAAAACCAAATACCTTAGAAGTGAAACAATCAGATATAGTTCAATCTACTTTAGATTATCTTAGAGTTAATGAAACTGCATCTCTTGGAATGCCTATGGCATTTGCTGCAGGAAGTGGAGAAGCAACAAATAGAGCTACATTAAATAATCAACAGCAAATTTTAGAATTAACACTTAACCAAACTGTTAAAAAAACAGTTGCTCAATTTAAAAAATATATTTTAGGAAGACTATCTTTTTATAATCACTTTGGACCCATCCCAGAATTTACTTGGGGAGATATTGGTGCAGGAAGTATTGATACAAAATCTAAACGGATTGTAGAATACATAAAAGCAGGAGTCTTTGACCCAACAATTTTGTTAGATTATATAAAAAATCTTGAAGGAATGACTAATTTATAAATTAAAAAGTATATAAATATATATTCCTTAAGTTTCGATAATTATAGAAACATTTAAATACTAGTATGTACTTTAAGTTTTATGGAAAATAAAATTGTTGGATGCCCTATAGCTATTGAACTTTCTGAAAATGATTTACCAACTAAAATTTCCTTGCCAACTACCTTAAAGCATAAGGTAATTATGGCTGCCGGAACTTGGAATGATGTTACTTATACCCCAGAAGATGTCACAAGACTTTATAATAATACAGACTGGAATAATAAAGATAATATTTCAATAATTTTAGATCATGCAGATTATGGGGATACAAGAAGGGTTGATGTAAGTATTAATGATTGGGCTGGATGGGTAAAAAATCCTATTCTAAAAGATAATATTATTTATGGGGATTTAGAACTTTATAATCGGGATGTTTTAGAAAAACTTTTAATAGCAAAGGCTAAATTTGGAATTTCTCCAACGATTATGGGGCTAGAAAATTCAGAGGGTGATTGGTTCGCAAATTCTTGTCGAACTTTTTCAGTAGTTACAAATCCTGCAATAAAAATTGCTTATCTTAATTATTCTCAGAAAGAAGAAAATGCTCAAGTTACTGCAATGGAATCTAAAAGAAAAAAATTAGGAATGTCTGTTGGAGAATTTTATGCAGCACCTAGAGATCCACCTAGTTCAAGTGCTCTTCCAATTTTTGATGCTGGACATGTAAGGAATGCTTTAGCGAGATTTAATCAAACTAATTTTAAAGATGAGGCAGAAAAAACAAAGGCAATGGCTAAAATTAAATCTGCAGCTAAGAAATTTGGAATTAAAAGTTCTAAAGAAGAAAATTCATCTGAAAATTTACCAATTAATGAAAGGAGGTTAGAAAAAGAAAAAATGACTGAAGAAATTAAAGAAGAAGTAAAAGAAGAAGTTAAAGAAGAAGTAAAAGAAGAACCTAAGGAAGAAGTGAAAGCTGAAGAAGAACCAAAAGAACCTAAAGAAGAAGTAAAGGAAGAATCTAAAGAAATGTCTTCAAATGAGATTTTGAAAAAACTTGATTCATTGAGTGAATTAATTATTCAAAATAATAATCAAGCAATGAAAATAAAAGAACTTTCTGAAACAATTAGTAAATTAAAGAAAGATACAGATTCAAAAGTTGAACCAAATGCTCTTTCTATAGAAACAAAAAAGGAAGAACTTTCAGATTTATCTAAACATCATTCAGAGGGGGTTATAGTAATGTCAGAACTTTTAAAGGCAGTTTCTGGAACTAATAGGTCATTTACCATATCATTATGAAAAATTCAATAAAAGAATTAGCAACACAATATACTACAGCAAGTGATGTTCAAGGAGCAAGTAATACATTTTATGGGTTACAACCAGCATTATTTTTAAAAGAAATAGTTAATGCAGCAAAAGATCAACATTTCTTTCTAAATTGGATTAATGTTCAACATGCCCCAAAAGGGATTCACGATGTCGTTATACCAAAAAGATCTAATTATTTAGCAAATGGAGCAACAAGTTCTGAGGATGTAGGGGATATGCAGTTTACTGCTACAGAACCAACAACAGCAGATATAACTTTCACAGAATTAGATAATTTAACAAGTGTTACAGTTACACCCGTACCAAGATACGCAGGGGTTGCACTTTCAAATTATGCAATTAATACTAATTCAATAAATTTAGTTGAAGCTGCAAGAGATGAATTATCTTATGCTATCGGTGAAAAGATTGATAGATATATTGCTACACAGATTGGAAATGCAGCAGATGGGGATGGAACATTACCTGGTGCACAAACTCTTTATGGAGGGGATGCAACAACTGATGCAACATTAGCAACTGGAGATACTATTACTACAGATTTAATAGCAAAAGGATATAGATACTTAACACAGAAACAATGTTACTACTGGACTGGTGGTACAGAAACAGCTTCTGGAACAAAAAATCCTTGGTTAAATACTCAAGACGATCCATTTGTATTATTTATTGCACCTGCTCAACAAGAAGTTTTCCATAAAGATTCACAATTTGTGAATGCAGCAGAGTATGGAAGTGATAAAATAATTCATACAGGAGAAATTGGAACAAACTATTTAGGGATTAGAATTATAGTTACAAATAATGTAGAACAAGTAGCAGCCATAGGAACATCACCAGATGATTCACAAACAGGTGGTACAACAACTACCGGAGCAGCTATGACTAGATGTATTTTAATGAAACCTAAGAAAGCTTGTGCTTTAGTATATGGTAGAGATCCAAGAATCGAAGTATTTGATTACAAAAGTAGAGACCAAACAAGGGTTAGTTTAGTTTGTGATTATGCAGCAAGTGTTATTCACGACGACGCTATTGTCTTCATAGATGTAGCAAATAGTTAGAATTAGGAAACTCAATTTAATATTTTTTATTTTTTATTTTTTTTTGTTTTTTATTTTTTGAAAAAAAACAAAACATCTTAGGATGTAAAATTTATAGTCGAGACTTTCAAGTCTTGAAGTCCTTGAAAAGGAGATTCCACTTTAGTGGATGGTTCAAGAACATTGAAAGGAGGTTAAAAATAATGAAAATTATTAAAAAACAAAATGGGAAATAAATTCGGATGGCATAGTGGTGTTCTTACTTGTAAGGAGATAAAAGTATTAGGAGACATCTATATCCAAGATAGCATATTTTTTAGTGATGTAAGTGCAGGAGTTTTAGGAATTACTGGTGGAATTGATATGCAAAGTACAGTAAGTGATATTGGTATTGATTTAGGTGGTACATTTGCTACTTCAGCAATTAATATTGATGGAACAACTCCAAATGGAATTTTAATTACTCAAACTGACGCTGTTGGTGGATACAAAGGTATTTTAGTTACAACTACATTTACAAAAGTTGGAGCAACAGCACATAAAGCAATTAGTGCAGACTTAACTTATGACCCAGCAAGTACTGGAACAGCATGTCCAATAGGAATTTCTGGTAAAGTTACATTAGATGGTAACTGTACAGCAAGTGCAGGAGCAGGGAGTTATCCTGGTTTAGGATGGGGTGTTCAAGGACAAATTCATATTGCTACAGGAAGCACAATAGATGGAAGTACTTTTGGTGCTCCAGGGGCAGTTTATGCTGGTCTTAGAGGAGTAGTAACAGATGCTGGAACAAGTACATATACTAAAGGTATTTTATGTGCAGTTTATGCAGAAATTCAAATGTCTCAAGAAACAGTTAATGATGGAGCAGACTTTAGTGTTTATGGTGTTTACATCAGAAATCAAGGTTCAGCTACTTCAACTGAAATG